CTACAATGTCATTGTTGCGAGACAGTTCGTCTTCGCCTCCAGTATGCGATCGCACGTGAACAAAGCGATGGCTCTTAAACTTGGACAATCGCTTACTGATGTCTTCAAACAAGTCGCGATGCAAGACAATTCCTCCAACTGAAGTCTTCCACCCACGTGCAACCCATCCTACAATCCATTTCGTCAGTCCGTTGATCGAGTATTCGGAATCCGTATAAAGTATAATCGATTCGTCGTAATACCCACCTTCATCTAAGATCACCACGGCTCGATGAATGGCAGCAAGTTCACCTCGTTGATTGGTTTGTGGTTCAGTGTCAGGAACACGTGCCGACGTACTCAAGGAAGGATGATCTGGGAACCATACTGCATATCCAGCTTTTGATCCAGGTCTGCCATTGTTCGAACACGCACCATCGGTAAACACACGCATAGTACCTATTCTTTAGAGGATGTTAAATCCGTTTCGTAAGCACGCGGATCGTTCCAAAGAGACAGATCCAACGGAGGTCCTATGATCGTAGGGATACGAACAACCGGTGGAAGTGATTGAACGATACACCGACTGACAATGGCAGATTGAAGAGTAGGTTCTTCAATGTGAAACCAGACACGACACCGAAACGATCGTTGTTCAAGGGATCTGCGCAACATCTGCTGACAGGCTAAACTCAAAAAATGAGCGTGCCAAATCAAGAGTAATCGAATGCGAATCCCTGGACGTGTTGGAACAAACGTGGTCCATTGACTGAACCATTTTGCAAAATCTTCCATACTGTTTGTCACTGCAGCATCCACCTCTTCAAAGTCGCACTCGTGTTCATGTGCGGTTTTGTAGGTGTTCCAAAATTTCGCCGTTTCAACATCGTTCAGTCGTTCGTACAACACTCGATGTGGAGGTGGAAAGTCCATGTTCCTTGTAGTCCTATAGGGTTTAAGCCGAAGTTTCATCGGATACAATCTTCTTCACAGGAATGTCTGCAGAGACAATGTAAATCGAATTCTCAGTCATCACTAACCATGTATTCTCCTCCTTGAGTCGCCAAAGCTTCTCGATGGCAGAGGTATACTCGGTTCCAGACTTAACCAAGTGCTTGACGCTATCCTTTACGCCAATACAGCACTTCTTCTCAAGGCTATCGTGATAATAATCCAAATAAATAGGACGATCCTCTTCGAGTGCGATTTTTGCCGCTTGAACCAAAACAGTTGCAGAAGGAACTGACATTTATTTGTTGTGCTCGGTTGTCTTCTACATAGAATCAACGCGAAGCCTTTGCGGCATCTTCTAGCTTGAAGCGTGATTTCATGTTGAGTGAAGGTGTCTCTGCTTTAGGGTTCTTCAACACCTCGAGAAGTCCAGTCTTGAGAGGCACCTTGGTTGCGACGGCAAAGATGAAGCGAACGAGTGCATCCACATGTTCTTCGCTTGCTGGAGATTTCGGTAGACGAATGGTATCACGAAGATCCTCCATGACTTGAGACACGAAGCCAGCCATTGTCTCTTCTGGGATCAGTCCACGTGTGTACAGTTCAGAGATGTAGACTGCAAATCCACGCTTGGTTTCTTTCTGTTTGGTCCATGCGATAATCGCATTGTCATAGCCTGGATCCGAAGAAGAAGGAATGATAGTTATGTTTTCGGTATTGTACAGTTTGGCGAACATACCGGTTTGAGACACCAAGTCTTGATGGGCATCTGGATACGTCTTTGCGATTTCTGCATACGCATCTGCCATGATGGGTGCGAAGAAGTTCATCTTGATTCCGTTGTCGAACAACAGGGTCGTTACACGGAACCTGAAGGCTGCATCACGTTTCTTGAGACGTTCTAGAAAGTCTGCCATCAGTACACCGTAGTTGGTCTTGCTCAATTTGTTGATCTTGCTGACAATCTCACTGTAGTCCGGATCGTCTTTCTCTTTGACTTTGCGAACCAAGTCAGCGAGCGAGTTCTCACGCCAGTTATCATGTTCGCGTGGTAGAGGTCGATGTGCTGTGTGAGCACGTCGAAAGGGAGTTTGAAAGGAGATCTTAAGTCTTGCGATAATTCCTACAATCTCGTCGGAGAGGGAGGGTCTAGGTAAAGCTCGTGCTGCGTAGATGGCTGAAACGTTCATTTTAGGGGGGACACTTATTGACTTTCAACATTCTAAATCCGTTTTCAAAACGGATGAGTTTAAGGACTACGAAATGAATTCCCCCTCTCACACAATGTCCGACGAACTTCCAACTACTTGGGTTCTGTGGTATCACGACCCTAACACTACAGACTACTCTCTCTCCAGCTACATTAAGATCTTAGATATCAAAACACTCACAGACTTCTGGTCAATCGTTGACGGAATTTCACTCAAAGCCTGGAACTCAGGTATGTTCTTCTTCATGCGCGAAGGCTACCGTCCACTCTGGGACGCACCGGAAAATGAACACGGTGGTGCGTGGTCTAAGAAGATCGATGCATCCGAAACCAATTCAGTCTTCATAGATTGCATGGTCCACTGTCTAGCCAACAGTTTCCTGAAGACCCAAAATGAAAACATTGCAGGAGTCACTGTGTCTCCCAAAGGCAACTTCCACATCATCAAGATCTGGAATGTGTCTGCTAGTGTATCCGATCGCAAATTGTTCTCACCCACTCTCCGAATGAAAGTAGGGGACGACATCGCGTACAAGGCACATAATCTGCGTCCTAAGTAGTTAGTTCAATGTAAACAAATACGACACCTTGGTCAACTCACCTAAAATGGTATCGCGTAGGTTGAGTAGATCGGTGTCATTTTTCCCTATCTTCTTGGGTAACTCGGTTTCCAAGTACTTACTTTCCTTGGCGACAAAGGACTTGGCTGCGGATTCACTGAAATTGTGAAGCTTGATGGAGCCTGAAATCATCGGTCGACCGTAGCGTCCCATATAGGATTCTACGAACGCATCAATGTTCAAGTCCAGGGCGGTAGTTAATGCATCGGTCGCTGTATGACGTGCAAACTCCTTCGTCTGCCAGTGATACAATTTGATTTGATTGCGGATCGTCAAGAGGTGTGTCACCAAGTCGCCACCACTTCGTTTGTTCTTTCGTGTCACCGCCATTTATACTTGGTTAAGAAACAATGGCTAGCTTCGCAGTTGGACGCTTTCAACCACCTACAATTGGACATGCTCTCATGATTCAAGAAGTCATGAAATCAAGAGGAGATGCATTCATTTTTGTCTCGTCTGCCACTACACCCAAATCATCCAATCCACTGACCGCAGCTCAAAAGATTGCCGCACTTGAGAAGATGTTTCCTTCAGGAGTTACGTTCGTCGATACTTCAGAGTGTGATCCTAAATGTGGTGGACCTGTGCAAGCAAACAATTACCTTCGCGAACAAGGCTATACAGACATCACTTTACTCGCAGGATCCGATCGAGCAGAGAGCTTTGGACCGGATGCGGCTATGTGGGAGTCTGGAAAAAAACACGACATTCCTCCACCCAAGTTCAAAGCCTTAACTCGAACTGAAGGAAGTGGTGCAGCTGCGATGTCTGGCACAAAAGCTCGTAAACTTGCACGTGATGGAGACTATGAAGGGTTTGCAGCTGCAGTAAGTGTAGGATCTATAGACGATGCGGCTATCCGCAAACTCTATACCGCAATTCGTAAGACAAAAGGTGGCACTAGGCGGAGCAAGGCATCAAGCAAAGCTTTATATCGCCGAGGTTCGCGATCACGTATCGGATCATCAAGAACCAATCGTTCTTCATACTGATCTCAAGGTTGTTCGATAGATTGGTGCACTTGGTGAACAACAACAAGTGAGGTAAACTGAAGGTTCCAGAGACGATCTCATCGGAATCCTTTTTCGTTATATTGATCTCCGATGCAGAATCACCCATCGTCACTGTTTGAGACGCGAATGGACCTTTGCAGGTAAACGTCAAGGTGTTTCCAATATTTTTGATGTCCACAGTCTTTGCAGACAACAAGCTCATATCACGGCACGTCTTTTGGAAATCCAACGAAGGCATGGTAATCCGTGTAGGAAACTCTGTGTCTGGCATTGTCATGTCTGAATCGTCTCGATCCAACAAGTTCAACTTGTATCGAACTCTTCGCTTCTTCTCTCCGTTCTCCAAGGTGATCGTCAAATGATTGCTTTCAGACTTGGAAACGCTGAACGTGATAATATCATCATTCGTAACCGTCTTGACAACGCGATAAAAGTGATCCGTGTTCAATCCTACATCCAATCGTGGAGTTGTATGATTGTATTCGTAATGTTCAAACTTGGCTGCATGAAGTCTCATGTGAGTCAAGACAGTTCGTGTATTGTCCATCGCAATCATGCGAATGCCATCTTTATCAAAGACCAAGCTCATCTCCACGAGCATCGACTTCAGTCCTTCGGCTAGAGTACGTATCGGTGCGGTTTGAACGGTTTTTGCGACCACTAGATCGTCGGACATTTTGTTTATCCCTTCGGCGCGTCCTTAACTTCTTTTTACGCATTCCACCCTTGGATTTAAGACTTTTGTTTAATTGCCCTATCCTGTCTTTAATGCTAGGAGCTACAGTACCTACAGTTTTAAGTCTATCTTCACTGGTTGCAAGAGTGGGTCCAAGATTGCTTAGTCTCCTAGTTGACTCAGTTTCAGTAGCAGGACTTCCAGATTGACCAAACGCATCATCAAACTCTTTCTGTCCTTCAGGTTCAGCAGGTGGAACTACAGGTTCCGGTGTAGCTTCAATAGGTGGTGTCACTACAGGTGCATCCACAGGTGCATCCACAGGTGGAACTACAGGTTCCAGTGTAGCTTCAATGGGTGGTGTCACTACAGGTGCATCCACAGGTGCATCCACAGGTGCATCCACAGGTGCATCCACAGGTGCATCCACAGGTGCATCCACAGGTGCATCCACAGGTGCATCCACAGGTTTCTTACCTCGTTCTCTCATCTTTTTCAATGCATCCTTCAATGGTGTCTTTGATCCAGGTTCAAGCTTTGCAAACGCTTCGTCAAAGTATTTACGTAATGTTTCGAGCGACTCTCGTGTAGCACTTTCAAGTTTAATCAACACTGTGATAAGACGTGGACGACTGAATGCCTTTGGAATTGAGTCTAAGATAACCCCTGCTTTCACGAGATCTGGCTTTGGTAATAGTTCAGCAGTCATGGGAGGTTCAGCTGTAGGTTTATCAGCTACAGGTTCAGTAGCAGCAACAGGTTCAGCAACAGGATCAACTACAGGATCAACTACAGGTTCAACTACAGGTTCAGCTACAGGTTCAACAATAGGTTCAGCTACAAGTTCAGTAGCAGTATCAGGTTGAACAACAGCAGGTTCAGCTACAGGTTCAACTACAGGTTCAGCTACAGGTTCAACTACAGGTTCACTTGTAGCCACAGTTGTAGGCTCGGATGCAGTTTCAGCCCCACCTTTCTTTGCCATAACTTTCTCCTTTACAGTTTCAACAACTTTGACAATCTGATCTGGAGTTGCAAGTCTAAAACGAGTTTCACTAGACTCATACTCTGCAAGTTTCCCAAGTAATCTCTCTCGTTCAGACTTGAAATCAGGACACGGTGCAGAACGAGGGTTCTTAGCTCGTTCAATTTCAAGACGTGCTCGTACTGCGGCTTCTACTTTCAATTGATCAGACTCAGAGAGTTGTCCACGTGTTGAACCATATCCAGCTACACCTGCAATCGCAGCAAGAACTCCGAGTGAAATAGTCGCAGGTTCAACTCCGCCAGTTTTGCTTCCACGACGTTGTCGCCCCATTGCTTTAACCATACAAACGATTTGCGTTGAGCCCAACCAATGCGACCAAACTAAAGAAGACGATCATCACGAAGAAGAATCCAAACATATACGCGAAGAAGAGAACTAAATAGCTTAGAAATCCATCCGAAAACTTGGCTGCCAAATACGGAAGTCCACTCGGTAGAAGAAGCACTATAATCATCGACAGAAACACGAGGACTGCAAACAACCCTGCCGCGACCATCCAAGTCTTTTCACCCGGAACGAGGACACCTAATATAGTGATAGGTCTCTTCGTTTCTTCAATCTTCTTGTTTTGATCGTATGCAGCGTTGGTAGCCATTACTTCAAGATGGGAAACAATCTTTACTCCTCTTCACCACCCTTCTTACCCTTCTTGGCTAATCCAAACTTGCCTTTGCGTGTCTTGAAGCCCAACTTGACCAATCGGTTCTCTTTCTTGGCCTTCATGGACTTCTTACGCGAGACAATGCGTCCTGCCTTGTTGTATTTGAGGTCTCCCTTGGTGAGTCCACCTGGGGTCTTATCAGCTGTGCCATGCATGACTTGTGCGCGTGAACCAGTTGTCATTTATTTAACACTCAATATAATCTTGATAGACGACCGCTACGTTGGAGTGTTGAAAGAATATTGGTGGGTTTTGGAGTATTAATAAACGCATTTTGAGGAGGTGTAGGTTCACTATACATGATATTTTCAATTCGACCACAGTAGATGTCGTTTGTATAGGTAAATGGAAACGCAATCAATACTTCGAATGGACGAAACCTCCAGGTTTGACTGGAATGAATCAACATAACATTCGTAATCTTTGGATACACACAATCAATCAGAAAGTCCTGGTCTAGACCCATTCCATGTCCTTTTGGGTCTGAAGCTTTGTGAGTAGCATACAAGGATTGAATATTCATCCCATCGATTTTCTTCATACCCCACAGTCCTCCCATCACTGCGGTTGCGTGTTCTGGATTGTCTCGGATCGAATGGAACTTTGCAGTAGGATGATTGAGAAACTCTTTGATAGCCCAACGATCCTTCCAATGAATTCGGCTATCTGCGTCACGACAGAACATGACATCTACAGTCGGTTCGTCAATAGCAAAGAAACGATGAATCATATTGACTGGACCTGCTTCTTTCGTAAATCGAAGGATGACATTCTTACGAGCACGAAGCTCAATTACAAACTCGTCTGGTACGTCATTTCCAATGTAGACAAATGTATAGTCTTCAGGAAAATACTTTTGAATCAATACAATGTTTTCCAATAGACCTGTGTAATACAGCCCATTTGGAGGATTATAGATGCAAAATGAGAATGCACAAACCATACTATATATTCTTATATATCAAATTGTAAATGAAAACACTCGTTTAGAGCGATCTTTACAACATGGAAGCATACTACAATGATCTCAGGTAGAGGGTTCGCAGATAGATGTAACTGGGTTCACGATCCACGATATCCCGAAAAGCGAGAATTTTATTATCGACTGGCAAAGGATGGAGACTGGGTGTTTCTGAATGGTGATTACCTAGACTCATTGATGGATAAATTACCTATCATCCGAACCAAACACTTCACGATTATCGTACATAATTCAGATCGTCCGTTTGGAAAATCGGAACTTCAAAAACTTCTTCCAGTTGCCAACCACATCTATGCAATTAATACAATCGTTCAGCATCCAAAACTCACCACGATTCCAATTGGATTCATTGATAAACGTATTCAAGAGATTACATCGTTTACGAAGCCAGACTATGAACGTACCATTGAAGTCTATTGTAACTTCAAAGTTGTGAATAACATACCTAAGCGACAACATTGTATGGATGTGTTTAAGAATGACCCACGCGTTGTAATTCGTGCCGAGACTGAATTTCTACCCTATTTAGACGATTTATGTCGATCGAAGTTTGTACTCTGTCCTGAAGGAGATGGGATCGATACACATCGCGTCTATGAAGCACTTTTATGCGGAGCTACACCCATTGTATTGCGCAACTCGTTATCTCATTTGTATGAACATTTACCTGTATGTATTGTGGACTCATGGAATGATCCTTTTTATATACCTTCTCACCCTATACGGTTCGACTTGGCTTATTTCTTAGGGATCAAAGGGTAAATGAAAACGCTTATCTTAGTTTCAGGTTCACTCCGAACGTTTCGTGAAAATAAGAACCGTATCGGTGATCACGATTTAGCCGTATATGTCTCTAAAGATGATGAAGATACGTATCTCAATGTTCAAGCATTACGTTCGTTGTATGAAGAACCTAGAGTCAAGGTGTTACTCATTGAACCTGCAATTCAGGTTCCAGAGATTTACAAAGACGAACGACAACGAAACATTTACAAACAATGGTATAAACTCAATCGTTTGTGGCAAAGTGTTCCTAAGACCTATGAAACCTATGTAAGGATCCGACCTGATATTTGTTTAGAGAAACCGTTAGAGATTGAGTCTATAGTAGAAAAGTATACTTCACTTGTGATTCCACTAGGAAACGACCGAGATGGTATCAATGACCAACTTGCATTAGGTTCGTATCAAGTGATGAATCATTACTGTAAAACACTTGACATTGTTCACAAATATCCAACGGACACGTCTGAATCCATCCTTGCAATACGACTTGAGGGGATTCCAGTTAAGCGTATACCTATCAATTATAAACTAGTTCTTTCAACGGCAAAAGTCATTGCAATTGCAGGAGATTCAGGGTCAGGTAAATCCACATTATGCAAGTTGATTCGACCCATCTTTTTATTTGACAAGGTATTGGAGTTTGAAACAGATCGTTATCATAAGTGGGAACGAGGGGATGCCCATTGGAATACAACTACACATCTTCACCCACAGGCAAATTATTTGGAAAAATTAGAAGACGACACTTTCAACTTAAAGCTCGGCAATACTGTCATAGCAGTAGACTACGATCATTCGACAGGAAAGTTTACACCTCCTACGTCCATTGAACCTAAGGAAAACATCCTTTTGTGTGGTCTTCATACATTGTATTCCAAACAGCTTCGCACTTTATCCGATATTAAGATTTATGTAGATACTTCAGAAGAACTGAAAACACATTGGAAACTTCAACGAGATACTCAAGAACGTGGACACGATACTGAGAGTGTCCTTGCAAAAATTGAGTCTAGACGGTCTGACTACGAAACACATATCTCTCCTCAGCGAGAGCATGCAGATCTTGTGATTCGATTTCACGATACAAGTCTGACACTTATATCTCCTCACCGTGAATGGCTTGTTGGACTACCTGGTGAATATTCACAAGGACAAGTGACGTTTCAAGATCCTACTGTGGATCTCCGTAAACAAATCTGTGAGTGTGTTTGGTCATTGGACTTGCCACATATTGAAGCTAAACCTGGATACGATGGCGTAATTCAGTTTACAATCTTGCGTGCTCTTTATACTAAACATGGATGAGTTCCTTCGTTTGTGTAGAGCCTTCGGACATCTTGATGAGCTAGCACAAGCTGGTGGAGGGAATATTTCAGTCAAGTTGGATGACACATATAGTTTGATCAAAGCCTCTGGAGTTTCATTGGCAGAAGTCACTCGTGAGAAAGGACATTGTGTTGTCAATCATGCAGAGATACAACAGGCTATGTCGATAGGCGTTGAAGCTTCTCTTGAAAAGTGTACGGTTACAAGTGGAAAGCCTTCCTTGGAAGTCTACTTTCACTCCTTTATGAAAAAGTATACAGTCCACATTCATCCAACTGCATTCTTACCGTATCTATGCGGACCTTGTCCTGAGGGAATTGCCTACGCAAAACCTGGATTTGAATTGAGTCAAGAGGTGTATAAACAATGGAAGGGTGGATCTGTCGTCTACCTTAAGAATCATGGCGTTATTTTTACATCCGATACACTCGATACACTCTTCTATACTGCACATGAAACCTACGAACAATTTAGAAGTCCAAAATACGTATCGTTAGACATGTACTGGAACTTGCAACATGAATATCCAGACTTCTTTATTTACAAGGTGTCTAGTGCAGAAACTCAAGTCTACCTTCCCATCTTGAAACAGTATAATATCCGGAAGTTAACTCCAGACATTGCACTCTTCTTATACGACTCTGTGTTTATCGAAGGTGAGTTCATCTTCATTCGTGCGCCTACCAAACAGGCTTGTCTTGCAATCTTAGAAGTACTTCGATCCTATTGTGAAGTTGTAGAACAGTGTAAACATACTCTTACAGAGATGGAAGTGGCTGCAATTCTACACTGGCCGGCTGAGAAGTATCGGAAGACCATTTCTCAGGGAACTTAGTGCAGACCATGTCTAGATGTCCTTCGAGTAACTGTTTATATGTTTCGAGCTTTTCAGGTTGTTGTTGAAGTTCAGGAGAGACTAAACAGAGTTTGTAGCCTAACGCATGGAGCTCATCACAGTCTTTTGGTCCAAGTGGAACACGGCTAAACACATCGATCCAAACCCATTGTGCGCGTCCCTGCATACGACGAAACTCTTCGTATTCAGAGAACCGTAGGGCAAGTCGAGTTTCCCCTTTGAGGGATAACTTGTGAATCATCGGAAAGGAACAATCTAATAAGAAGAAGTTTTCAATGTTAGCATCCTTAAGCAGTCTCAAGACTTCGTATTCAATTCCTTCACACTTGATATTGACAATGTAAAAGGTATGTCGTTGAGCTGCTAAAAAGGTAGTCAGTTCTGGACCTGAAGTCCATGGATCATGTGTAACAATGATTGTGCCTCCAGCACCTTCTCGCACATCAAATTCAATTCCCAACGTCGAATCACCAGGGTCTAACGTATTCACTCGATGTTTACACACGATCATGTTTGAAATGCTCCTGCCAATACGTAAACGTCTTGTAATCGTTTGGAGTTCCCCAGCAAAGATAGTAGTGCACTGGAAAGACAACTACTTTCTTTCCTAAGTCCAGAAGTGGTTTCAAGAGGTTATCTACATAATATTCTCCATTGGTTCGCAACTCATGTTCAATACATTGAGCATATGCAGTTTTGAAGTCGGATGTGCGTCGGAAGAACATAGTTCCGATAATCGCGTGTGTATTTGGTCGATCTGCAAAGGGTTTCTTAATGGATACATCCTTCAACTGCATCGTTTCGTCTACATCTAACCATGCGTACATATGAGGATAGAGTTTGCTACTAGGGTGATTGTGAAATGACCATACGATAACATCAATGGACGGATCCTCCATAAGCTCCTGAAGCTTCGTAGCATTATAGAGTGCACCATTATCACATGCAGTAATCGTGATAGGAGTTTCATCCGATACATCGGTTAACGCCGTCATACACGTAGTGGCTTGTCCGTTGGTCACCTCACTGAGTTTGTAAATCTTCGCATTGGGTAGATAGTGTGAGACATCTGGATGGTCGTCCAACGTAATGACTCGGACTTCTTCAGTGATTGGAAGACATTCTAATGCAGCTTGAACCATAGGACTTCCACGAATAGGTAAGAATGGTTTAGGAATTGTATATCCTTCGACCGCAAACCGACTTCCACGACCTGCCATAGGAAGTATTGTAAGTCCAGGTGCTTGGAAGACGAGTTGAGGAAGTTGTTGGAAACATCCGTTCCACATCTGATACGTTTCAAGGTCTAAGGGTGTTCCCCATTGAAGCATTCGTTCAATCTCAAACACTCGCACGGTAAGTCCTGCTGTTAGCATGTGATTGTAGATCATACTGACATAGAACTCACCTCGAATGGTTTCATTCGATTCAATCAGCTTCTGTGCATACTCTTTCAATATATTTCCGGATCGAAAGTAGTATGTTCCATTGGAGGCAAACTCGTTGAGTTTGTTTTCGGTAAATGGCTTCTTCTCTTGAATTGCAGTCGCCCAACCGTCAGTTTCTTGAACATATGCATAACAATCCGGTCCCAGATGATGTGGGTGGAAACCACGATAACATGCAATCGATCCATCTGCCTTGTTGGAACGAGCTTCCTCTAAAAATCGTGAATAGTTCCACTCGGTTCCATAATCGCAATAGGAAACAATGACTTCCTCTTCATCGGAGATAAAGCTATCTGTATACAAGAGGGTATCGACTGGTCCTTTACCACGATAGGGAACACGGAGAATCGTAACTGTAGGGCATATACGCATGAGTTCAGACCTCATATTGGTTTCTAACAGATGATCTGAATTACAAATCGCAAGCATGTTTGTCTCGCCTGGGAATAGTTTCAATACATGTTCGATCATAGGTTTCCCATCTACATCAATCAAGGGTTTTGGATCCGTGTATCCTGCTTCTTTGAAGCGCTTTCCGAGACCTGTCATAGGAAGGATAATTTGAACCATTTACGCATCTAACGCGATTGGTATGAAAATGAAAGTGTGTCAAGGACTACCCAATCGAGGAAGAGGACGGTGGTGTTTTGAGAACGCGGTTCTTACAGGCACTTCCTATCCAACTGCACTCATTCGAACAGGCGATCAGCTTATTCAACCTGTGAATGAGTTGACACTTTCAACCGGAGTCTCAACGACCGATGTTCCAAGTGTAGAGGATGGGCCGATACTACGAAACTATCCTGGAAAAGTGTTCTTCTTCCTCTACAACACGGATAACTACTTTCATTATCTCTATGATTCACTTCCAATCCTGCTTGAGTTTTTAGAACTCCGAAAGACCCCAGAGTTTGCAGGTCTCAAACTCTTAGTGAGCCCATCGATTAAGTATCCATTTGTGCACGATTGCTTAAGCTTACTAGGTATCTCGTCGGACGAGATTGTCGTTGCACACACTCAATGTAGTTATGACGTCATGGTGGTTACGAACTCCTACACACACGATGGTCAGTCTAACGATCCACCGCATACAGACATTTGGAAGCTGTATGCACGGATGAAAGAAGCTGCTTTCAAAACACCCATTGAAACTCCAAAGAAGTTCTATGTGTCTCGTAGGTCATGGATTCACGGCGATACCTCGAACATGGGAACCAATTATACAACTCGTCGTAAGATGATGGTCGAAGATACTTTGGTCGAACGTCTTCAGGAAAAAGGGTATGTAGAAGTCTTTTGCGAGAAGCTCACTATGGCTGAAAAAGTTCAATACTTTGCGAATGCAACTCATATCGTAGGTGCCATTGGAGGTGGAACGTGTAATCTCGTGTTTGCACAACCTGAATGCAATGTTGTTTCCATCAATAGTCCAGAGTTTGATCGAATCAATCAACGGTTCTTGTACACAATGAAGCATACGAACCTTACACAATTTCGCGAGACACATCCGGTTAACCGTAAGTATGTACGAGTTCGAGTCGATAGTCAAATCGGAGAGATTGTAGACGAAGACAGTGACAAGCTTCAAATCAATATTGGGAATGGCGTGACTTGGAACGAAACAGATCCTCAATGTTTAAAATGGGTCGGTCTACAGCAGGTTGTTTTCTTGGACAACGGATTGAACTCTCCGTGGAGCTTTGACGTAGACAAATGTATACTCACTATACAATGACGACAAACGCACTTCTAATGTTTCACCAAGGATGGACGGATATCGTCAACTGTTTACCGTTGGTAAATTGGTACGCAAGAAAGTATACACAGTTATTTGTAGTCTTTCGAGATGATGCTAAACCGCTAACACAATTCTATTTACGAGGACTTCAGAATGTATTTCCTATTTATATTCCAAAGATAGTTATTGAAGTTAATTGGCTAGAACCTGTAGATATCGTCCATCATAAGATTACTCACTTTGAATTCATAGGACATTACGACATCCAAAGACAAATAGAGGATCCTCATAGAAATGCATACAATAAGCTAAATGCGATTACAGACTATCCATTTGAACGACTCTTCTATGAATCGTACGATATTCCCTACAGTGAGCGTGTGACTAGTTTTACGCTCTATAGAAATGTCGAAGCAGAGGAATCCTATTATTCTAAGCATGTAACTACTGAACCTTATATCTGCGTTCACGCGATTGAAAACCTTCATGTTCAACCTGAAGAAGGTACATCCATTATAAACCTTGGAGAATCGACTGATATCTTCTTTGATGCAATCCGTGTATTGCAGCACGCAAAGGCAATTCATGTATTAGACTCTGTTTGGGCTGCAGTATGCTATATGATTGATGCAAAGTATGGAATGTTAGAAACTGTACCTGTCTATGTCTATTGTCAACGTGACTTCTACCGTATGTTTACTCAACCCGTTCATCGTCCGAATTGGACAATCGTGCATTCATAGTAAATGTATATCCTAGGTCATCAAGGATGGACTGATTTTTTCAGCCAATTTGGACTCTATATTCATATGTATAGACACTATGGATCTGCAACTGTGTTGGTTATAGATCCACAACAATTACCCTTTGTTAAACGTTTGTTTCTCACTTCAGGAGTGAACGTTGAACTTGCAGAAACTACAGAAGTTGGGGTCGGAACATGTGTACTCTGTCACCAACTTGGAAATGAACATACGTGTCCTAGATATGGCGGACAATGTAAATATCCACTCCATTCATACAGAGGACTGTGTGCATTTGACAACTTTCCCAAGTGGGAGGCGTTTCGACAAGCTACGTCTTTAAGCTTTGTTGAAGCGTTTTATCTGTATCATGGTGTGCCTATAACCGCCCTCTATGAAAACTTTGTGGTAGCTCGAATTCCAGAGTCCGAACTAAAATTTCAAATAACAACACCTTATTACGTGTATCATACACAGTCAAGCTTTCCATTACGTCTTCCTAAAGGCTATGCTGTACCTCTTGATAAAAGCTCGGTGGATTTCTTTGGTTCTCTATCATTGATCGAAGGTGCTACAGAGATTCATCTATTACAGTCGTCCTATTGTATGTTCATATACCTTTTACAACTGAAGTATGGTCTGTTTTCAAATAAACCTGTCTATGTTCATACTTACGCAAGATCGAACTCGAATACAGACTATAAACATCTGAATCGACATCCTCACTTACCTAACTGGACGTTCTTGTAGTACTGAATAGACGTGCTTAGGTTAAATAAATGTTCAAAGTGCTGAGAATCTGGGAAGACTGTCCAAAGCGGAATTCCCCACCACAACGATGGAAAGAGAGAAAAGGTCGAATATCGCATCGATGCAATAATCAGCGAACTGGATTTCATCATCCATGTATCATAATAACTAGGCAATAGTGAATGAACATTTGGAGGGTTGAGTACAGTACAACCATGTTGGTGTAAGAACTCTACGTACTCTTCTTTTGAACTAGGGTCATCTGTCGCGATATAAAACTCTGTATACCCTAACTCAATTGATTTAATAATCGCTTCCTTTGTCTTCTCATTTAAGTCTTGAAGCTCGGCTTGAACAATCTGTGTTTGACATACGCCTCGCAATTTGTCTGTTCTTCGGAGATGGATGACACCATAGGGCTTTTCAGGAACATAGTCACTTACTTTGAAATGAAGTTCAGACTTAACTTCATTTACAGTCTTATCCCATACATCGCGTGATATTTGTGGATTCTCTCGTGTAATGATCCTATCGTAAAACTTTCGTGGTGAGTACACTCCACCAAGATAGGTATTCTCAACATACTCTGGAGTCTCCATTAGTGGATAGCCCAACGTTACACCGGTAGGTAAACTAAAGAAGTTCAGAAAATTTGATAGTTTTGTGTCCTCAAAACGCCATGAAGGTATGTCATGATAATCTTCCATACCTGGGAAGTCTTGCCAACGAATATAAAGAGACTTATCCTTAACACGTGCATAGGATATCATACATAATAGATCGAGCATTCTATCACCGTATCCAGATAACGTGAACTTGTTAATAGCAATCTCCATTTACCTTCTTAAAATAACCTCCTAGTTTAAGTGGGAGTTTTCCATGAACTGAGTTGCGATCCCACGTTTCATCGTAAGATGACATAGGAATGATTCTAAAATCAAGTGAAATACGAGTTTTTTCTGTACGATTACACTTATTAAAGTGTCTACACTTGTTCCCATAGAAACAGAACACTTCACCAATTTCTAACGTTACAGGGTGAAAGTCGCCGATAAGTGGAGAGCTTTCGACATATAGAGTGTTCGTATCAAACATTTGCGTGATCGGAAGAACAAAGTTAATTTCACCTGGTTGATGATTATACTCTGCATCGCAGTGTATTCCTATACGATCATCTATATCCTCTTCACGAATACCAAGTGCTGTGTTATTCGGAAGATGGATACGAAACGAAGGATCTACTTGAACGGCATAGGCTGTATCGGAATACCTAGGTAGAATGACATCTCGTACGAACGTGTTGTATAGATCTATGACTTCAGTGTAGTATACGGAATCGTAATACTTCCTATGGAAATGAGTTTTAGTATCCTTCTCAAATGTGAGTTGCTCACCAAGAGACGGATATGCCAAATGAGTGCTTTGTAAGTCTGTCACTTCGAAAATACGTTTGAAAATAGACTGAAAATCATGCTTAGAGGAGTCATAGGCTATTGTATGTTCGTGTATCATTTTATAGTTTACACAATACTTATCTCAAAGATAAAATGGCGTACTACAATGCAGCCTACTCTACACGTGAGACCATTGAGAACACTAAGCACTTTACGAATCAAGTACTTGCAGATCGTATTCCAGGAGCCCTTGTAGAATGTGGAGTTGCAGCAGGTGCACAAATTGCAGCAATGCAGGAAAGAAACTTATTATTCGCAGAACCACGATGGATCTATGGATTTGATTCCTTTGAAGGCATTCCACTTGCATCTGTTGAAGACGATCAACAGCCAGGTATTCCAGGACCTAAACCTGATATTCGTTATACAAACAAGCGTGAACTTCTCAAGAGTTCAGGGATTACCGTTCATTCAAAGGAACAAGTACTCCTCAACATGAAACAATGGTTCCAACCACACAATTGGCATAACATTGTTCTTGTGAAGGGTTGGTTTCAAGATACACTTCACTCATACAAGACTGTATTTAACCAATTAGGAGGAATTGCCCTCTTACGATTAGATGGCGATTTGTATGACTCAACCAAGGTAAGTCTTGAAGAGTTATTTCCACATTTGAATGTAGGTGGTGTTCTCATCATTGATGACTGGGAGCTCACTGGATGTCGTAGAGCATGTGAAGAGTATTTTGTG